AGTTGTTGAATCTTCTTTTCTATTTTATTCATGTTCGGATTATTCTTTGATTATAAATAATCCAGTATTTGGTTATTTTCTAATTTCATTAATTCTCTTTAGAATTTCCTCCGCGGTGTCGGAGGTGTTTTGGTTGTCGCCCATCACTGTTGCGATTACCTGTTTCTTGTTGTTTAGTATATCGTATATGATACCTTCGATTGTATTTTCGAATATTGGATAGTAAACTAATACGTTATTTTTTTGTCCGTATCGGTATGCTCTATCTTCTGCTTGTGCGTGGTCTGACGGTAAAAATGATAGGTCATTCATTATTACAGCCTCACCAGCTGTTAATGTTAAACCAACACCTGCCGCTTTTATGTTTCCAACAAAAACTTTCACCTTTTCGTTTTCTTGGAAACTATCTACACTGTGTTGTCTTTCTGGTTTTGACATAGACCCATCAACCTTTACAGCTGCTTTACCAAAATGTTGACAGATTTTATTTAGTGAATCCGTAAAATTACAAAATATGATTACCTTTTTATCTTGCTCAATAATGTTTTCCGCAAGTTCAATCGTTTCATTTATTTTTTCATCAGCGATAATTTGTCTTACCTTTGTAAGTTTGGTAAATTGAACAGTCAATGATTTGGACTCCTCAGGATTTTTATCGTACCAATCATAATACTCACCCATAACTTCTTCATACGCCTTTGATTTTAATCTTAGATAAACAGGGGTGATAATCTTTTCGGGAAGGTCTAATACGTTTTCTTTTAATCTTCTTAACACGAGACCAACAGTTCTATCTCTAAGTTCTTCAAGGTTTGAGGAGCCTGTGACATTCCAAACCTTTCTGCCTCCCACGTTAAATTGGTATCCACTACAATATCTGATAGCGTACGCCATCCAATTTTTGGCAACGGGAGATTCAATAAGATTGAGTAGATTGAAATAGTCCATAGGTCTTGAGGTCATTGGAGTACCAGTCAACAACCACAACCTATCAACTCTTTTGGCAATATCATTAATTAATTTAGTTCTTTGTGCGGTAGGATTTTTAATATAATGTGCTTCATCAACGACCACCAAATCAAAATTGGCAGCAATAATTTGCGACTCATCCTTTTTCTTAGTGTCATGAAAGTTTTTTATAATGTCGTAGTTTATAATTACAAAATCGTGTTCGGTACTAAAACCTTTACCTTCAGATATGAATATTGACTTGTCTGAGTAATTTTCAATTTCACGTTTCCAGTTAATTTTTAATGTTGCGGGACAAATGATGAGAACTTTTTTAGCTCCTGTTTCTAAAGCCGCAATAATTGTTGATGTCGTTTTTCCAAGACCCATGTCGTCTGCCAAGATAAACTTTTTGTTTTCAACAAGTTTTTGGACTGCTTCCTTTTGATGCTCTAACGGTGGTCTGTGTGAATATTTTTCGTAATTGATTACAACGTCTTTGACAGTGTTATCCTTGATAATTGCCGCTTTTGGTAACCAAAAATCGTGTAGTTCTTCGTGGTCAAACACTTTTCCCCAAATGTGGTAAGCCTTTTCTTTGTCAGCCAATAGTTTTTCAACCCAAACTTTTTTTGGTATTTCTGTGTACAACTTATCGTCAGCCATTTTTTGAGCAAAATAAGCATCGAGTATCACCCACTTTTTAGCAACCTTTGGTTGTTTATCGTGAAAGGAAATAATGTACTCTGATTGACTCCTTGTTGGGTAGAACTTTTTATTTATTTGGGATTTTCTTTTTAACTCAAGTAAATAATTGTTTCCTCCTTCGTAAGTTTCCAATAGTGATAACGCTTTGGATTCTAAACTTATATCCATGTATAAGAAAAATATTTGGTTTAAATATAGTTATATGCTGAGTATTTATCAATATATGCAAAAATTAGTTCCAATAACAAGATTAGGTAAGTTCTTCGGAGCCGAGGATTATGCTTTAGACATCGGTATGGGGGAAGAATGGTTAATAGGTGATATGAATTTCACAGTCATTCTCTATCGTATAGATAGAAAGAAAACAGAAACTGACAACGTATACGGTGAGGTATTGGAAGACGGTATACAATTTTTAACGCCTATTGAATTAAAGGGATTGGTTCAAGTCATGGCACCAACAAACAAATTGTTGGGTAATTCTAAAGTTGAACAACAAGAACCTGGTAATATGAGATTTAGCATATATCAAAAGACACTTGATGATTTGGGTGTTGAAATATTCTTGGGTGATTATTTGGGGTATTATGAAACTGAGGACAGAGTTAGATATTATGTTGTTAGTGATGATGGATATGTTAAGTCCGATAATAAACACACATATGGTGGGTACAAACCATTCTATAGAACGGTAACAGCAACATATGTGAGTGAAAACGAATTTAGAGGAATATAATGAAAGTTGTAATTACTGAATCTCAATTCGATTCCCTTTTTTTAGGTAAAAAAGTTATGGTGTACTTTAATTTACATAAAAAAACATTTTCTGTGTCTTATGATAATAAGGTTATAATGCACGCCGACTATGTAAAATTGGGTGATGTTGAGTTTAGAGTTAGAACTGGAGGTAGAGATAGGGTTAGGTCTGAAAAACAAAAGAATGTTCACGCGTTTGTTATAGGTAATTTATTAGAGTATTGTGAATATCCTTGTAAGGATATTCCTATTTCACCATCTACTAGTGTCATAACATATAACCCATATAAACATGAAACCTTTGTATATAAAGAAGGTGGTGAGCCAATATACACAGCGAAGGAAGTTGATATGATTAATTCAACCAATAAATTATTTGTAGTTAAAAAATAATATGCCATTACCAAAACAGGTTAAACCAACATTACCATTAGTTCCAAAAAAGGAATTGTCTGCTCGTAGAGAACAATTACTTGAATTTATCAATAAGGATGGAACTTATTTACCTAAATCGGTTTTACATGCGGACTTAGACAGGGGGATGTTGGATTTTGTTAAGGAGGATTTAAAAGTCGTTACTGCGGGTAAAGTTATTCCAATGTTGGATATAATAATCACAACTCAAAATTGGGTACAATATACTGAAACAGCATTGTTTACAAACCTTGACTTCAACCCCGAACCTCCTTTTATTACTGTTGTTAGACAACCTGAAGTAAAGTTTGGAACAAACCCGTCTTTACAATATACTATACCAAATAGAAAACAATTTTATTATGCTTCTGTCCCAACGTGGAATGGTAATGAACAAGGTATGGACATTTATACAATACCTCAGCCAGTTCCTGTTGACATTAATTACAGTGTGAAGATTATCTGTAATAGAATGAGAGAGTTGAATCAACTTAATAAGATTGTTATGCAGAAGTTTTCTTCAAGACAAGCATACACCTTTATTAAAGGACAGTACGTCCCAATCATAATGAATAATATTTCTGATGAATCTCAAACAACATTAGAATCAAGAAAATATTTTATACAAAATTATGATTTTACAATGTTGGGTTATTTGATTGACGAAGAAGAATTTCAAGTAAAGCCAGCTATTGCAAGGGTTGCTCAAATAATGGAGTTAGATACTACAGTATTAAAAAGTAGAAGAGACAAATATCCAAAAAACCCTGATGAATTTTTATCTAAATTTTTATATGTTGTTGGGAGGACTAGTTTGAGTGACGTTATTGATTTTACAGCAAACTTATCATTTGTCGACTCAACAAATGTTGAAAGTTATGACGTTTATATTAATGAAGATTATTATGGTACTGATGTACAGGAAATTCAAATTACAACAAACGACGTTCTAAGAATAGACATTGTAAAAACTGACAACACACTGGAATCTTTAATTGAGTTTGAATCTAGATTAGTTTAATCTTCTCCGTATATATCTTTTTTTTCTTTACACTTTTCGATGATAAGATTTTCAAGAAATTTATAAATCTTTATTCCTCGTTTATCACAGTACTTTTTCAGTATCTCATGTACTTCAGGTGATATTTTAATATTCTTTATCTCTTTAGTATTTTTCATAGGCAGAAAAAAGGCAGAATTAATTCATACTCTTTACAAATAGATATTCAAAAGTCAAGTTTTTTCATTCAGATACTAATATTTATCAATAAAATAAATCTGCAATAGAATAATTTAAAGCATGGCAACACAAGTAAATCAAAAGGTATATGTATCACCTGGAGTATACACGTCTGAAACCGACTTATCATTTGTTGCTCAGAGTGTGGGTGTAACTACATTAGGATTGGTAGGGGAAACAATTAAGGGTCCCGCTTTCGAACCTATTTTTATAACCAACTACGATGAGTTTCAAGCATATTTTGGGGGAACGGAACCTACAAAATTTGTTAACACACAAATCCCTAAATATGAAGCGGCGTACATCGCCAAATCTTATCTTCAACAATCTAACCAACTTTTTGTAACGAGAATTTTGGGATTGTCTGGATATGATGCTGGTCCATCTTGGAGTATCAAGGTTACCGCTAACGTAGACCCGTTAACTATTGGTCTTAATCCAACGACTGGTACATCATGGAGTGCCGTATTCACAGGTACATCATCAGGAAATACAATAGAGTTTATTGGTGGGGCATTACCACCTTTCGTTCAGTCAAATCTTAATACACAATACAGATTATCTGATGGAAGCACTTCAAGTTTTGCTTTAGATTTTAACAGTAATTTAGATTCAATCATGGATGACCCATCGTTATCTGCAACTACGTCTGTAGTTTATGGTGCAATTCCTGAGAGTGATTATTATGAATTAACTAATGTTTATTCAAACGTTATAAATGAATTTGGTTCAGATACTGTTAATTTGGCAACAAATGACTTATCTTCAGATTTAAATGACCCTTGGTATTATTCTAACTTTGATATTACATCGGGTAATAATTATTCTGGTTATTCGTTCTATTACGCAGTTAGTAACTTAACTTCTGGTAGTTCATTATCTTTCACAGGTACCGTATCAGGTAACTCATACATTTTTTCAGGAACAGCATATGAGGATTACAATAACATGGTTGTTGCAACTTTACGTTCAAGAGGTATTTCTCTTTATTCTAATAGTGTAGATAGCGACCAACACGGTCCAATATACGAAGTAAGTGGTACTTCTGATGTACAATTAGTTTGTACTGAACAGTATTCAGGTATTACACAATCACCATTCGAATCTTTCTTAATATCAGGTGTTACTAAAGACGGAGATAATTTCTCTTTTGAAACTTCAATGTCCGCATCATCATCAAAATATATTACTAAAGTATTAGGAGTTGACAACTTCGGAAAATCAAGAAATGAAGTACCTTTATTTGTTGAAGAGATTTACCCGTCAAGTTTGAATTACGCTTACAATCAAGGTTATATTCGTGGTTTGAGTTGTGATTTAATTGCGTTGGAAGATGCGAGAAGTGAAAATCCACAATCAATTGCTTATAAAGTAACACAATATAAGTCACCAAGTACACCATTCTTAGTTTCTGAATTAAGAGGTAATAAAGTTTATAATTTATTCAAATTCATATCAATCTCTGATGGAGATTCGGCTAATACCGAGGTTAAGGTGTCCATTTCTAATTTATCTTTCAATAACATGACATTTGATGTATTAGTTAGAAATTTCTTTGATACCGATGCAAACCCTGTTGTGATTGAGAAATTTACAAACTGTAATATGGACCCATTATCTAACAACTTCGTTGCAAAGAAAATTGGTTCTAGTGATGGTGAATATGCGTTGATTTCAAGATATATTATGGTTGAAATGGCTGACGAGGCACCAGTAGATGCTATCCCTTGTGGATTCAATGGATATACTCAGAGAGAATATGAGTCAGTATTGAACCCATCACCTTACATTGTATACAAAACAAAATACTACTTCCCTGGTGAAGTAATTTATAATCCACCATTCGGAGCTTCAGCAAACGCAACAGAATCGGCTGGTGATATTGTAAGAAGAAGTTATTTAGGATTTTCAAATCAATTTGGAATTGATGAATCATTTTTACAATATAAAGGAACACAAAACCCTGCTAACTGGGTAACTTCAGCGGTACCTGTTGAGGGTCAAGCTTGGAATTACTTAAGTAAGGGCTTCCACATGGACTCAGGTGCTACTGTAGTTACAATTTCTAACTCTTTCTTAACAAGTGGAGAAACGGCGTTTGAGTGTGGAGTTGCTGATTTTACAAGAGACCCAGAAACTCAAGAAAACCCTTACTATTTTATCTTCTCAAGAAAATACACAGTATGTTTCGCAGGTGGATTTGACGGTTGGGATATCTATAGAGAATATAGAACAAACCAAGATAGATTCCAATTAGGTTCTACAGGTTATTTAGCGGGAGCTTCAGCTTCAACAAGATATCCGACAGCTACAGGAGACGGTTTATTCAAGAGAATTGTTGTTCAAAATAATACACAAGATTTTGCTAACACTGACTACTACGCTTACTTACTTGGTATCTTAACATTCGCTAATCCTGAATCTACCAATATCAACGTGTTTGCTACGTCAAGTATTGATTATGTTAATAACTCAAACTTAGTTGAGGAAGCTATCGACATGGTACAGTTCTCAAGAGCGGATTCGGTTTATATCGCAACAACTCCTGACTACCAAATGTTTACACCTGACGCAACAAGTTCTTTAGATATCATCTACCCACAAGAGGCGGTTGATAACTTAGACAACACAGGAATTGACTCTAACTACACAGCAACTTACTACCCTTGGATTTTAACAAGAGATACTGTAAACAATACACAAATCTACTTACCTCCAACAGGTGAAGTTTGTAGAAACTTAGCGTTAACAGATAACATCGCATTCCCTTGGTTCGCATCAGCGGGTTACACAAGAGGTCTTGTAAACTCAATCAAAGCGAGAGTTAAGTTGACTCAAGAAGATAGAGATACACTTTATCAAGGTAGAATCAACCCTATTGCAACTTTCTCAGATGTGGGAACAGTAATTTGGGGTAACAAAACGTTACAAGTTGCTGACACAGCACTTAACAGATTGAACGTAAGAAGATTATTACTTCAAGCTCGTAAGTTGATTTCAGCGGTAGCGGTTAGATTGTTGTTCGAACAAAATGACCAAATTGTTAGACAACAATTCTTGGATAGTGTTAACCCTATCTTAGATTCAATCAGAAGAGACAGAGGTTTATACGATTTCCGTGTAACAGTTTCCTCAACACCTGAAGATTTGGATAGAAATACATTAACAGGTAAGATATACTTAAAACCAACGAAAGCGTTAGAATTCATCGACATCGAATTCTTCATAACTCCAACAGGAGCTTCGTTTGAAAATATCTAATAATAATTAACAGGGGGGATTAATTCCCCCCTTTTGCCAAATGAGAAAAGAATTTACAGAAGGATTTAAAGGTGAAGGAACACCAGATTTAAAATATTACGCATTCGATTGGGATGATAATATTGTTCACATGCCGACAAAAATTATTGTTAAGGATGAGGACGGTGAAGAAGTTGGGATGTCCACAGATGATTTTGCGGAACATAGACATCAGATTGGTAAAGAACCGTTTGATTATAAGGGAAGTTCAATTGTTGGATATGCTGAAAATCCATTCAGGAATTTTAGAACTGAAGGGGATAAAGATTTCTTAATCGACGCTATGAGAGCAAAGGAAGGACCTGCGTTTGATGATTTTAGAGAGGCTATTAACAACGGTTCGATTTTTTCGATAATCACAGCGAGGGGTCACAATCCAAACACATTAAAAGAGGCGGTATACAACTATATTATAAAAGGGTTTAATGGAATAGACAAAGAACAGTTGATTAAAAATCTGAAAAAATATAGGTCGTTTGTTGGTGAAGATGAAATGAGTGACGAAGAACTTATCAAATCATATTTAGAACTGAACAAGTACCACCCCGTTTCTTTCGGGGATGATAAGGGAGCAAGTAACCCCGAAGAGGCTAAGGTTCGTGCAATGGAGGATTTTGTGAGTTATATTAAAGGGATGGCCGCAGTACTAAATAAAAGAGCTTACTTAAAAAATGATATAGGTAATAAATTCATACCAGCAAAACCATCAATAGGTTTTAGTGACGATGACCCTAAAAACATAGAAGTAATGCAAAAACACTTTAAAAATAAACCAGATAATATAGTTAAAACTTATTCTACTGCTGGAGGCACTAAAAAGGAAGTAAAATAAGAATACCGTTTTTAAAAAAATAAGTAAAGAGAAAAATTTTTTGAAACGGATATATTTATCGTTATAAACATAGAAACAAAATTTAAATAATATGGCTGATTTACTGATGAAAATGCCGATTCCTTACGAACCGAAACGTCAAAACCGTTTTATCCTAAGGTTTCCATCAAGTTTAGGTATTAATGAGTGGTTCGTAGAATCTACGGCAAGACCACACATCACAATTACCCCAACAGAAATACCATTCTTGAACACTTCAACATTCGTTGCGGGTAGATTCAACTGGCAAACAATTAACGTGGTATTCAGAGACCCAATTGGACCTTCTGCGGCACAAGCTCTTATGGAGTGGGTGCGTTTACACGCTGAGTCAGTGACAGGTCGTATGGGATATGCTGCAGGTTACAAAAAAGATGTGGACCTCGAGATGTTGGACCCAACAGGTGTTGTTGTTGAGAAGTGGATTATGTATGGTACATTCTTAACAGATGTTAATTTTAACCAATTAGCGTACAACCAAGATGCGTTGGCAACAATTGCAGCAACTTTGAGAATGGATAGATGTGTGTTAGTGTACTAATACTATTTATAAAAAATTAATTACAATTATATTTAACCGTAAAGCACATAAACTTTACGGTTAATTTTTTATATGGATAATCAAGCAAGAGAACACGGTCAAGCAAACTTTTCGTTACCACACGATGTTGTACCATTACCTACCCAAGGTGTGTTCTACAAAAACAAAAAGAAATCTATTAAGGTAGGTTATCTTACGGCAAATGACGAGAATATATTAATGGCTGGTGGTACAGACATGACACAGACATTACTAAGGGCTAAAATCTACGAACCTGATGTTCGTATTGAAGATTTAATGGAAGGAGATATTGAAGCGATATTAGTTTTCCTAAGAAACACTGCGTTCGGACCAGAAATGGAGTTGAACTTAGTCGACCCAGTAACAAAAAAACCTTTTAAAGGAACGGTTAGATTGGATGAATTGGAAATTATTAAAGGGCAACAACCATCCGATGATGGTACGTTCGTAACTACTTTACCAAAATCTCAAACAACTGTAAAATTAAAACCAATGACCTATGGAGAAATAATGGAAATCCAACGATTATCTGATTCTTATCCACAAGGTAGAACGGTTCCAAAGGTTACTTGGAGATTAAATAAACAAATCATCGAAATTAATGGGGTTACTGATAAAGCAGAAATTGCAAAGTTCATTGAACAAATGCCAATTGCGGATTCCAAATTTATCAGACAATTTATGGATGATAACGAACCTAGATTAGATTTGAGTAGAACTTTATTAGCCCCGTCAGGAGAAAAGCTTACAGTGAATGTTGGCTTCGGGGTTGACTTTTTTCGCCCTTTCTTCTGAGTATAGGAAAGGACAAATAGATGAATTCTATTATTTAAATAAATTATTGAATATTTCTTATCAAGATTTCTTAATAATGCCGTTGTTCGTTAGAAAATATCTTTTGGACAAATGGATTGAAGATAATAAAAAGGACTGAAAAATCAGTCCTTTTGTATTTATATAATATATAGTGAATAAAATATGGCGGACGGACAAAAATCAAGTACGGAACAATTAGGTGAAGACATTGGTAGACAACTCAAAGTTGACGCCAAAGACCTATTGGCATCATCCGATGCGTTGGCTGAGTATTCGAGACAGGTCAATACCTTTTTTACTCAAGGTAGACAACGAATTACCGAACTATCAACAGCAATTGCAGATTCGGTACCTGACGTTAGAAGATTAGGTGGTGACATTGGAGATGTTGCTGATATCATGGGCAAGGTGGCAGCTGAGTCCAGAAGAAATGTTATTGCCAATACTGAAGATGTTGAAAAGTTATTTGCAGCACAAAAAGTTTTGGGGTTAGGTGCTGATACACTTACAAAGGCTTTTTTAGATGTTGGAGCGGGGATTGAGACAGTAGGTGAAACCTTAGAAGAATCCGTTCAATACATACAAAGTATAGGGGGAAATGCCAAAGATGTTATGGGTACTGTTACCCAAAACATGGAACAAATGAACCGATATCAATTTGAAGGTGGTGTTTTAGGTTTAACAAAGATGGCGGCACAAGCGTCGATGTTAAGATTTGATATGAATGAAACCTTCAGATTGGCAGATAAGGTGTTGAGTCCTGAAGGAGCAATTGAAACCGCGGCAGCATTCCAAAGATTAGGG